AACAAAAAGCCTATGCAGAACAACAACGTTTAAATCGTATCAACAATTACGAGAAGAAGCGTTATGCCGACATAAAAGGTGTGCTTGGCGATGATGCCCCTGCTAATTTAGGTGCATTTAAACGCATGAAACGAGCAAACAGCGAGAACTACAATACATTGATTCAAGACTACCAAGATGCATTGAAATCTATTAAATAATGGGGGGTGGTTGGGATGGCGAAGAAACGAGATTACAAGAAAGAGTACCGCGATTATCACGGTAAGCCTGCTCAAGTTAAAAATCGCGCTAAACGGAATAAGGCTAGAAGCACAATGGGATTGAAGAAAGGCGATAAGCGTGAGGTTGACCACAAGAAGCCTTTATCCAAGGGCGGTAGTAATAAGAAAAGCAACTTAAGGGCTGTTAGCAGGACTACCAATAGAAGAAAGGCGGCTAAGTAATGAAGCTTTATGAAGCTACCAATGGTTTTACAGGATACAGCTATGTCAGGTGTTTAGTTTGGGCGAATAACGAAGAAGAAGCTTTGAAGTTAGCGCGTAAATCCTTTCAAGAATCAGGGCAAGGTGATTTTCATGGCGAAAGATATTGGAATAACATTGAACTAAGCTTGATCGTGGATGCGGAAAAGGAAAAAGAACCTTTTTATACTGAACCTACTGACTAGATTAAAGGGAGGCAAACATAATGAAAAACGAATTACTATTAAAACAAGCCATTGAATTGTTGCAGAAGGTTGACCCGGAAGAATTGGAAATCGTGCAGATCGAAAATACGAAGTACGATGATGGCTCCGTTGGGTTTAATGTTAGTTTGACGTATCCGGCGGAAGAAGAAAAGGCGGTGTATCCTCAATTACCAAAAGGAGCTCCGGTCTTAGGAAGTAGTACAACAAAAGAACTGTTATCCAATAAAAATGATTAACATGCACCTAGCAGACAAGCGTTAGGTGCTTTTATTATGCCTTTTTCCATGACTGCAGGCATTAAAGAACAACATGAGTAATGGCTCCTGCACCTAAGCAGAGGAAGGAAATAGATATGTTAAAACAATTAATTACATGGTTTATCTCATTATTTGAGCGTGACCTTTCTACGATAAAGAAAGAGGTTGAACCACTGAAGTTAAATCTGCAGTTCTTTGCTGACGAAGGTGATAGCTCCGATGACGATGATGCAGATGATGGCGACGATGGTTCTGATGAAGATGCGGACGATGAAGATGGCGTTCCTAATCTCGATGAATTGCTGAAAGATAAAGATTTCAAAAAGCAGTATCAAAAGAAGTTGAAGGACCAACTCAAGAAGCGTATGAAAAAATACGAGGATGTTGATCCGGAAGAGTATCGACGACTCAAAGAACAGGCTGGCAAGAAAAAAGACAAACAAGAAGACGATTCAGATGATGACGAATTGGAATCACTTAGGACACAACTAAGTGAGAAGGAAAAGCGCATCGAACGTGCCGAACGTAAGGAAAAACGCGCAATGGTCAAGGAGTATGCGGTAGATAACCAAGTCAATCCAAAACTATTATCACGTCTGATCAACGTGGATGACATTGAATTGGATGACGATGGCGAAGCTGAAAACCTTGATGAATTGTTCGAGGAATTGGAAGAGGAATTCCCGGAGTATTTTGGTGCTGTAGATGACGACGAAGAGGAAGAAGAGCCACCAAGAAAGAAAAGGAAATCATCTTTCGTTCCTGGTGCCCGACAAAAGAGCAACAAGAAAAAGAAAGTTGATCCGAAAGAAGCGGGTCGTCAAAAAGCAATGGAGCGACATAAAAAGGAGGAAGATTAATTATGAATTTACAGCCGACAAAACAACGAATTGTAGGTCAGAAGGAGTTCCTGCGTAACTCAGTAGGAATGGAATTTAAAACAGGTGGCGCAACGTTAGATGCAGATGCATTTTCCGATGTAACAGAAAATGGATATGTAAAAGCTGGTACAGCCGGTTATTTAGGTGAGGAAGGTCTTTACATTCCATGGAAGGACCCATCCGATGGTGGAGAAGAAGAAGAATCAGACGCTGTTCGTGAGGGTGCTGGATTAACTTCTCACGATGTGAAGCTTGTTAGTGGTTCTAATCCAGTTGTTGGTGTTCTTATCTCCGGACATCCACTGGAAAGCAAATGCACGGGTGTTACAGATGGTTTTAAAGAAGAAGTGAAAGGATACCTACGCTTTGATGCGTAAGGAATAGAGGGAGGAATAATTTATGCCATTACATTTAGATGAATTTCAACGAGACCAATTGCAAGGATATATTGAGAATGTGCCACAACAACGAGAGTATTTATTGAGATCTGTTATGCCAGAGGAAACAACGTCCGACATTAACTTTGCTTTTAATGTTATAAATGGTCGCTACAGCACATCGGCATCGATCACAGGTTGGAATGCTTCAGCGCCCCTTCGTGATAAAAAGGAAATTGAAAAGGCATTTGCTGAAGTTGCTAAGGTGCAACATGGTGTGCGATTGGATGAAAAGGAACTATTAGCATTTAACCGTCCACGTTCAGATCAAGAGCGTGCGCAAGTTATTGAGTATGTTTATACAACTACTGATGAACTATCACAAGGCGTTGACGACATCGAGGAGTACATGCGTGCACAAGCCATTTATACAGGCGGGTTAAAATACGATGACGATGAGAACGACATCCACATTGATGTTGATTTTGACATTCCGAATGATAACAAGATCAATGTTACTACTTCTTGGGATGAGGCTAGTGCAAATCCGTTAGAAGATATTCAGGCTGCTGTTAAACAGTATCAAAAGAACAACCAACGTCGTAAGCCAGCAGTGATGCATATCACGTCTGCAACAGAAGCTTTGTTGCTTCAGAATGATCAGATTCGCGTACAAGTATACGGAACTAATAATGGTGGTCGCTTATTAACCAAATCAGATGTACAAAATGCGCTTACTGCATTAGGATTGCCACCTTACCAAGTGAACGATGATGTAATTGTGGTAAATGATGAAGAGGTGCAATTGCTTGAGGATAACAAAGTAGTGCTTCTTGGCAATGATTTAGGAAAGACATTTTCCGGTCCTACAGTTGAAAACTCCTATAATCCAGGGAAGTTTGTTGTTCCGGAGATCACCAATAACCCACCAAGTCAAACAGTAATTGTAGGTAAAGCGTTATTCCCTGCATTGCAACGTCCGCAGTCTATCGTAATCATGAATGTTGGTGATGCCACACCCTAATGAACCGCCAATTGGGCAGGCGGAAATCGGAAAGAATTTCACAATTAGATAGTTGGTGATAAACGATGACCAATGAGGATATTAAAAGTTATCTGGAACGCCTGTATGACAATGAGCTATATAAAGAGTTGATCAATGCAGACCAAGACAAAATTATATTTGAAGCTTATGAGCTACTAAAGGATAACTTCAAGGTGGAAACTATCACTGATCGTGCGGTCGCTCTACAAGTTTTGTACATGCTTGAGGGGGAGGAAGAAGAATACGCCAAGTTAAAGCGACATGGCGTGAAATCCTACAGCGTGAAGGGTGTTTCTGTAACATTTGACGGAACGGACATTTCTCCTGCCGTTCTGAAGCTATTAGGATATATTCCTAACGCGAAAGTGGGTCGTTTAATATGAAGCCACCTATGAAACAGAAAGTAAACGCAAACGTGCCTTACTTGGATAATAACGGGAAGCCGATAATAGACAAGTATGGTAGACCGAAAACAAAAGCAATCGAATCGAAAGCGCGCGTTCAATTTAAATCGCAATTAATACGTGACGCTAATGGTCAAGAACGTCGAACCAGTCTCGAAATCGATCTGCCACGGGACTTCAATCCTAGCCAAGGAACTGAAATAGATTACGTGGCAATGGGTGGGGATAAAGGCAGTGGAACCATTGTTGCAAAGGAAGAATCTACTAATCTAGCTGGTAGCAAAGTCTACTATAGGACGGTGTTTGTCGATGGCTAAAAATGATGTGTTTAGCATTGAGTGGGAAGGTTTGGACGAATTTCACCAGATGCTTGAAAACATGAGTGAAGAAGCTGAAAACATCGTCATGGAGGAAATGACCAAGTTTGGTATGTTGGCTGAGGAAGGAACAAAAGCATTAGTACACCATGATGAGGGGACGCTTGAGGATTCAATCAGCTTTGATAAAGCGAAAAGTTATGGAAGCATAATCGAAGTAAAAGGCGGAACCAATCTTGATTATGCATTGCGCCGTCACGAAGAACCTTATCGCATGGGTGTCCATCACAAGTACAAAGAAGGCAAGAAATGGCCTAACTATTATGTAGCTGGGCGTGGACGCGGTACCTGGAATAAACCAATGTGGCGCGGTTATCGTCCTGGTCGTAAGTATATGGAAAATGCAATCAAGGCCATTGAGTCTGATTACGATAAAATGAATGCTCGTGCATTAGAACGAATATTGGAGATAGGGAAATGATACAAGGATATCTCAGAGAAGAACTACAAGCGGTAATTCCTGGTCTAACATGGACGGAGGATTATTATTTAGCAGATGACAATACAGGTACTGTTTATGCAACTTCAAGCGGTCAACCCGATCGTTATGATACAGAATATCGTTATCCTGGTTATCAAGTCTGGATTCGATCATCAGACTGGGATTTTGCGAAACTGGCTGCCGAAATGGCATATATGAAACTGCACAAGAAAAGCAATTTCAAGGTCACTGTAGACTATGAAAAAGATGGACAAGTAGTGTTAACCAAACATTATCTTGTCCTTTTTGTTGTGGCTGCAAGTGATCCTCTACGCATTGGTGACAATGACGGAATTATGGAATACAGCGTCAATTTTGACGTTACTTTGAAGGAGGAAAAATACAATGGCTGAAAATAAAGAGTACATTTTTGGTGTAGCCGACATTGAAGTTGGCGAAGGAAAAGACGCAATTAATTTTGATGGTAAAGATTATTTGCAAGCAGAGGGTGGATCTTTATCTTTGGAACCTCAATACACAGAATTCCAATTTGAGGACTTTGGAGAAACAATCGTAGAACGACGTTTATCCGGTTGGGAAGGTACGCTTACTATTGTAGCAGGTCAAGAAGACGTGAATATTTTGCAACTCGCTCTTGCTTCCACAGAAGAAATCACAGATACCGATGGTGGAGAGTCTGGAGCAATGGATGCTGCTATTGGGACAAAAGTGAAAGGTCGCAAAGTACGGATTCATCCAAGAATATTGCCTGACAGTGTTAAAGACATGGATTGGAACATTTACAATATGGCTTCAATCGGTGGATTTGAGCGTGAGTATAACCAAGAACAGGGAAGTATTTCTATTGAACTGACGATGATGCCACGTGAGGGATTTGACGCATCTAAACCAGGTAACTTCTTCTATCGTGGTGGTGTGGATCCGAATGCAGAGGAAGAAGATGGTGGTGATGACGGTACACCCTAATGATCCCCGTTCAATCGGGGATGCTGAAATTGAAAAAAATTTTATTATCAATTAGGAGATGAAAATACATGGCGACAAAAGAAGAATTAAAAGAAAAGTTTTCAACAGGAAAGAAACCAACGGGTGATGATTTTGCAGAATTGATTGATGGTGTCGAAGGGCCAAAAGGGGCAACTGGTGCAGCCGGCAAAGATGGTGCTGACGGGTCGCAAGGTCCAAAAGGTGAAACTGGACCAGCGGGGAAAGATGCAACAAATCAATTTACCGAAGACGAAGTAACTGCATTAAAAGCACTGATTGAAAAAGAGTAGGGAATCCCTGCTCTTTTTTTAATACCCAAATATCTAGGAGGAATCATTCATGAAAGTAAATTTGAAAATCAAAGAAGGTAATACAGTACAGACAGAACAGCATGAGGTAGAAGAGATAAGCATTCGCCAAGTGACAAATTCCATTAAAACAATTAAGGGCATTATCGATCTAGCACGTGAAGATCAGCATTTACAAGCGTCGCTTGTAGAAATGTTCGATGAAGCTCAGCAGGACAATGAAGAAAAAGAAGATGCCGAGGATTTTGGGAAAGTCGTCATGAAAAATGCTGCTGGAGCTATGGACGTGCTTCTAATGGAAGTACCGGACAAAGCATTTGAATTGCTTTCCATTCTATCAGGCATTGAATACGAAACGCTGATGAATCAAAAGGCGGAAGATGTATTTGATATTTACGATGCTGTTATTCAAGTAAACGACATTGGAAAACTGGTCAATCGCGCAAAAAAGTCTTTGGCATTAACGAAAGCACAAACGAAAGTTATGAATCTTTCTCCGAAGAAAGAACAACAGGTGCAGAAGCAAGCATAGAAGAAGCCTTTATTTTCAAACTTTCAAAGAAATTAGGCGGCAGAAAAGAGATTGTGACTAGTCCCGCGGTTGAGTTGTTTAAGTATATGGACATGGAACTGGAGGAGGAAAGAAATCAAGCCGAGCAAGAAAAAGCAAAAATGTACATTCAGTATCTATCAAATATATTTTCTCAACCGCAAGAAGGAAAACCCGATCCTAAATTTGCACGCGCTAAAAAGGAATTTGAAAGTTTGTTAATGCCTAAGACGAATCAAAAGGAAAAAGAATCTACAAAAGACTATGAGTGGGATTTTGATCCCAATGAATTATTGGAGGAACAAAAAGTATTAGAAGAAAGGAGGTAACTTATGGCAACTGTTAGAGAGTTGCAAGCTTCCTTTGTCGCAAAAGCTGACGGCATGAAGTCCACCATCCAGGGTGGTAAAAAAGAAATAGAGGGATTGGGCAAAGACACTAAAAAAGTCTCTGGTGGCATGGAAAAAGACTTTATTAAAAGTACATCAGGTATCGCTAATTCTGTCGGTGGCTTATCTAAACATTTTCGCAACATAAGTATTAGCGCCTCTAAAAGCTTTGAAAATATCGGAAATTCGATTCAAACAGCAGGGACATTATTGGAAATTTGGGGAGATGATATTAAAAAGACTGGTAAGACGGCTACCAAGGTTCTTTCTCCATTGACTGCTTTTTATGCAACTGCAGCTGTCACAGGTGGTAAAAGGATGGCGGCTAATGAGCAGCTAGACATACTCATGAAAAATACTTTCCGGACAGCAGATGCCTATGAGGATGCATGGGATGCGGTTAATGGGCTGACCAAGGGTACCGCATTTATGAATTCGGATGTGGGTGGATGGCTATCGCAGTTAGTCGCTTCAAACGTTGAATTAGACAAGTCTGAGGACATAATGAAGTCTATTCTTGACTTTTCTGTTGGCTCCGGTCAACTAGGTATTGAGGGCGAAATCCACGATATCATTATGAAAGCTGTGCGTTCCGGTGGTTGGGACCAAATGACGTTAGACATGCTTGCACAACGAGGTTTGAACCT